TCATATTTCTTGCATTTTAATTTCACAAATTCGGTTATAAAGGTCTTCGTTAAAGTTAGTCCAGTATCGGTTAATTCTGTAGCGGTTAAACGAACCAAGTATCCTCGTCGTCGAAGTGTTCGTAGTTTGTACATTCTTCTGCGAACTCGTGAAACTCTCCATTTCTTGCTGCGTTAAGAAGTTCTGCCATTGCATCTTCTGCTTCTTGGATGGTAATACTTTCGCTCCATCTTGTTGTTTCGATTTTAAATTCATCTTTTTCATTTATTTTGTCATAGTTATACATTAGTTCAACCATACCTATATGCTCGTCGTCCCAAGCGCGGTAAATATTGACGTCCATTAGTCGCTGGTAGCTACTGCTGTCGCCTTGTTCGAAGTAAAATTTATTTGCCATATTTTCTGTTATAAACTCCTTGTGCATACTTGGCCCAGTCGCCTTTTAATTCGTAAGTCTGTTTTTCAAGTTGGGTATTTTCCGTCATTACGTCCAGAACTGGGGGTGTATTGGTGGAACAAAGCCACACAATAACGGATGCAATAGGCAAAAAGAAAATTACAATATGCTTGAAAAAGTCTTTGTCTTCTTGTTCGAGTTCGTGCCATTCGGCTCTTAAATTGTTAAACGTTTTCATCTTTTCTATTTTCGTGTTTAATTAAACTGATTAAAGTAACTGCAGTTGACCACCTAGCGCGTGCTAGTTTAGTAGCTTCGTAGTCTGCGCCGTAAACAAGTTCTGCATTTTTTAAAGCGTCCCATAGCTTGTCAGCTTCTTGGTCTAGCATTGTAATAATTTCGTTTGTTTTCATAGTGTATTTGTTTAATTGTTTCAGCAAAGATATATACAAATATCAACCTACCAAACTTTTTAACAAATTTTTTTCACATTTTTTTTATTTCCTAGTATTTACGGGGCTTACAGATGCAAAATATTTTTCGCTATATTACATTATTGTAGTGTATAGGTAGCAGAATTTGCCACTTTATGTATAGTGAAATGTAAAATTTATACGTAATAAGATATAAAAAACGGAAAAACGACCCATTTATATGTTATAGCATACAAAAAGCCACCCCGAAAGGTGGCCTTAAACTATGAAACGTAGGTAAAGTTACAAAGGAAATTTATAGGAGTCTATGTTTTTGTAGACATTTTTAACGTTGTCGCGGGTTAGTTCTTCGCTTTGGAAAACTAGAATACGCCCGCCAGTTGGTTTAACTGGTGCGCCCCTTTCGACGTGCCAGCCTTTAGAGCCGTCGCCGTATTCTTCTTTATAAGTACCCGTTAACATTAAATGTATGTTCTTATGTACGTGTTTATAACCATTCTTCGCGTTGAAGTTTGTAGTTTCTCTTACGTCGTTACGGCTAGCGTTTTCGTGAATATGGCCCATAGTAAAGACGTCGAAGTCTTCGTACATTTCTAAAGCCCTAGTAAGGTTAAGCGCACCTTTAGTAACTACACCACCGCCACCCGAGCCGTGAAAGTATTTTACTTTAAAGCTACTAGATACGTTTGAATGTAAGAACTGACGAACAATTAACCACCCACCATAGCCACCAGCGTACACGTTAGAGCCGTTCTTATAGTTAAGTAAGTCCACAAAGCGTTGCAGTATGTCCGTTTCTTGGTACTTTATTATAGCTGTTTCGTGATTGCCGTAACCTATTACGGAAATAATATGAGCGTAAGGGCTAAACCATTCTACAGCTGTTTCTACAATGCTGTCTAGATACTTCGCGTTGTTATGTTCTGGTCGAATGTCGGACTTATTACCGCGTTTGTCGCCACGTCCTTGCATTAAACAGAAGAAGTCACCGTTAATCATTACGGGAATGTCATTAGCTAGGCAATAGTCTAGGTCGCGCTTTAAGAGTTTCCAGTCACTTTTTGGGTTGTCCCAATGTAAGTCGGATAGCATAGCTATTTTAACTTCTTTTCCCGAAAGGATTATTTCGTGGATGTTTTTTGCGTGTTTTTTTATAGTCATAAAGGGTATTTAGAAAACTTAAGAAGCCACTTTGTAATAAAGCCAGCGCCAAAGCCTATAATAAACAGCCATAAGTTCGGCTTTTTATTCTTATTCTTTTCAGTTTTATACTTTACGACCTCAACTTTTTCTATCAATTTAAGCGTGTCGCGTTTCAGTCTGTACTCTATACGTGTTTCTAGTCGCGTTTTAGGCACAAAAGAACGCTTGTAACGAATGATTGTATCTTTTTGGACTATTACCCTTTCCCACGCTATAGAGTCCCTTAAAACGTAAGGAATTGAGTCAATAGAATTTATTTTAATAGTGTCTGCTATAGTGTCGCATCTGTAACCCTTCTTAATTGCTTTACGGACGTGGTAATTAGCAGAACAAGACGCCAGAATAAATAGAAAAAAAAGGGTATAGGTTGAAAATAATTTACTTTTCATAAGGCTATAGCTTTAAAATTCGTGAATAAGGCAGTAGCTGACGAGCTTTTCACGCTTTAATAGGCCTATCATTACCTTATAGTTTGAAATATTATTGACTACTTGGCAACCAGCGGACCACCAGCCGACGTTAGTGCCAGACATTTTAGTTAAGTCGTAGGTGTTTGGGTGAAAGTTAATACCGAAATAGCCTTCTTGCAGTTTGCCTTGTTCTTCTGACTTGTCGTCTTTATCTGTGTCCCTATAGACCTTTACTTTATTTCCTAGCTGTAAAAGTGCTTCTACTTTGCCGTTATGTTTTCCGTATTTCCAAACGTTATAATACCATTCGTCAGCTTTAAGTACAGCCGCGCCGTCTTTATTAATCTTTTCAAACTGGCGTAGTGTAGGAGTTCCAGCGTTGGTAGTCGCAGAAGTTACCAAAACAAAGTCTTCGTTTTTGAATAGGTATATTTTGTCATCAAAGCGGTTAGGTAAGTCGTCCAAAGAACGGACACCAAGTAACCAATAACCAGACGGAATACTTTTAAAAGACGAAAGGCTCTTAACTTTTTCTAGCAGTTCTTTGTCTGTGTAGGGTCTTACCATTTGTCCAGTTTTTTGTCCGTTTTAATGGACATTTTAAGTGTTTTACACCTTAATTAAGTGTTATTTACTTTAAGTCGTCTAGCTGTTCTTTGCTACGACGTACAAACTTTAGGAACTTGTCCCAAACGTTTATGCCAGTAACAGAAAAATAGCTTTCGTTTATGCTTTTGATTTCTGTAAAAACACAGAAGAAAGTAAACATTTTTGTTAACACTAGGTCAATGGCTATAAAGTGGCCTAGAATATCAGCGACTACAAACTTTTCTAAAAGGAATATAAATACAATAGCGCCAGAATAAAGAAGGCTTTTGCTAATTGTATGGCTTAAACGTCTTGAACGTATAGAAGTCCAGCCAGACTTTTTAACACTTCGCCAAATACCGAAACACGTGTCTAAAATAATAGCTAAAACAGCAATAAAAACTAGCGGTTTAACTGGCGCCAGAATAGATAGTAACGCAAATATAAACGCTTGTAGTTTTGTACTCATTAGAAAACCATTATAGCGTTATTATAGCCGTTGTCATTGTAGCGCTGGCCACAACGTCCCCAACAAGTACCCGTGCAGTCACACGCTTCTATTTGTGGGCGTAAGTCGGTGTCTTTATTTGTAAGACTAGTAAACTGCGGGTAAAGGTTTTTGTTAGCTAGTAGGTATTTAATCAAACGTTGTTCGTAGAAACTAGCTTTTTGTGCATAGTGTTCCATACCAAAGGCAACCTCAGTACGTGAAACGCTACCCGAATAGTCGCCGAATTGTGTTTGAAGACCTTTGTTTTTAAGTTGGTAAGACAAGCCAAAGACGGAATCCTCAGCACTACGCCACGCCACTACAGGTTGAATAAATTCTACTAGCGTTTCTTCGTCAGGTGTTAAGGTCTGAGTATTGTACGCGTTAAGCATATACTTGTAAAACGTAGTTCCTAGAATTGGCTGAACTCTGAGGTCGCTTTGTGTAGCTATGTACGGCGTTACGTCTGTTACGTCTACGTTAGCAGTAATAGGCGTGTTCGTCTTTAAGTAGGTTTCAGTAATAAAGTAAATCATATCGCTTCGGGTTGTTGGCTTGGTATTACGTCGCCACCTTCGATAGGTGCAAGGCTTGCAAGGGCGCGGACTTCGTTAGTTGTCATTGTCGCAAGTACCTTAGTAGCTACAAGCGGACTCATAGCGTTCAGCGCGTCCTGTGTTTTACTAGCGTCGCCTTCTACTTCGACGATTGTTTCGTTAATGATTTGGAAGTTCTTAATAGTAAAGTCTGCCTTTAGTCTAGCAATATTAAGTAGTTCGCTAAAGATTTCGGTAACCTGTTCGCGCAACGGAATAACGACGTTCTTTTCAAATATTACGTAAGCTTGTTTAATGTCAGCGCCGTTACCTAAACTTCCTGTAGTACGAACCCCCATTAAGATAGGGTCGATTGTATGGGCAAAACAAATTTGCTCGGTGTTTAACCCGCTAGCTTCTTGAAATAGTTTGTCGTTTTGGTTTGTAGGAATGCTTTCGATTTTCGGTAATTGATCAGGACTATTTGCAAAGAAGGCTACACCCTTACCCGCATTCTGCGCTCCTTTCATGCGGTCGATAGTGTCACGTAGCACCTTCTTTTCTTCTTCGCTTTGCGGACGTTTAGGGAACATCATAGCGAAAGCTGGGAAGATACTATTCTGAATGTTTGATTTTGCGAAGTACGAAAGTTCACCCGACAAAAAGGCGAAGTTCAAAGCACTTGAATACTGCGGTAGCGGGTAGTAGTCTTGTCCGATGCTAGGCAATTCGTAGCTATATAGCTGACATTTGTCGCTATTTAGTGGGTGGTATGGCTTTACTTCTTCTACGTCTATTCTAGAAGCCCAGTCGTCGCAAAGTGAATACATTGTTTTTGTATTGTTTACGCGTACTTTTTCAGGGCTTACGTTTTCGATTTTATGAAGCTTACCTTTTTCGTCAAAATGTAGCTTAAAATAAACGCGGTTGTGCATTACTAGTTGTTTAGTAACGGCTTTAACAGACTTAGCTAGCTTCATTTTCTTTTCCCAAGTGTATAGGTCTAGAAGTTCCTGAGGCGAAAGTTTGTCCGTCTTTAATTCGTACCCAGCTCCGATAGTTGCGTTAACCTTAAAGTCTACAATAGCCCCGTGTAAAGGCGAAGTATAGTAAATTTGGTTTAGAATTTCGGGGTAAAGGTTGTCTTGTCCGAAAGGAACGTAGCCAGAAACTTGGTAACGTCCGTTAACGTAAGGTAGCGACAAGTCACCGCGTCCTATTTTACCAAAAGGAGTTGAAAAGCTTTGGTAGCCTTCTACTACTTCGGGTTTTGCTTGTTTGAATCTATCGAAAATTCCCATTTTATTA